CTATTAATGCCCACCACAAGGCGTTTTCCAAGCGTGTGTGCGTGTCTAAGTAGCTTTAAATGGCCAGTATGCAGTATATCAAACACCCCATTAGTCCATACGATATTGCGTTCCAAATCGTCCTGTTGTATTATAGCAACACCTCTTTTTTCTACTATTCTAGCCGCCGCATAACAGCTTAATTTACACGAATCAAATACGTCCATACCTTTATCAATACCATAGGCAATAACTGCCATTACAGTATCTCCTGCACCTGTTACATCTGCTACTTCTTTTACTTCTTCTTTAAAATGTTTGTATTCATCTAGTATGTTTAATACGTGCATACCATTGGCTCCATCAGTAACAACTAACCAAGTCCAATCTAATCTTTGCATTTGTCTAAGAGCAGTAGTTTTATCCCATTTGCCAAACCATTCTTCATACTCTTGCATATTAGGTTTAACAAGGTATGCTCCATGATAAAAGTTTGCATCTTGTTTAGGATCTACTAAAATTTTTGTACCTTTATCTAATAAATTTCCTATTGTATCTCTTCTAACAGTACCTTTATTATAATCGCTTATGCAAATAATATCATCTTTATGAACTGTAAATCTATCAAATGCATCTTCGCCTATGTATTGTTCTTCTCTATCCCAACGTACAATATGTTGTCCACCTTTTGAAACTAGTCTTGTTTTAGTTGTTGTAACATTAACATCTCCTGCTAATGAACATTGTAAACCTGTCTTTAATAAAAGTTCTTGTAACTTATAACCTTCTTTATCTTGTCCAGTAACAGTAGTAAGTTCTACTTCTGAACCTAAACTTTTAATATTAACTGCTAAATTGCCTGCTCCTCCTATTGAATATTTTTGTTCTTGTTCTAGTAATACAGGAACAGGAGCCTCTGGTGACATTCTATTTGCTTCTCCCACTATCCAGCGGTCTAACATTATGTCGCCAAATACTCTAATCATTTATTTCTCCAATAGTGAGATAAGTTGAAATACTGTTTGTAATTTTGTGAGGTTTGCTTTGCTTTGTAATGTGTTTCTTAATCCTTGGTGCAAAGGTTTAGGCCATTTACCAAAACTAACCCAAGCATATCCATTATGCTCTTTATTTAATTTTGGAATAAATTCTTCTTTTACTACGCAAAGATATGTATGAAAATTAAATTTTTCATCATTACTTACAAAAGTTTCTAGTGGAATAGATTTAATAATAGAAGGTGTACTTCCTATTTCTTCTTTTATTTCTCTTAATAATGCTTGATACGGAATTTCTTCACTTTCATTAGTACCACCTACAAGTCCCCAAACATCTGCTTGTCTACTTTGGGTTCTATGTAAAAACAAGAACCTTTGTGTATCTAATGTATAGAAGAGAGCTCCACTACAAATAATCTTACTCATACTATTAATTATCTTAGAGTGCTAGGCGCCAGGTTCCTTTTCGGTACTCGCCTTCGAACGTTAATGTCCATTCTGTGCCGTCCCATTTATATTGGATACCTGTATTTAGGTTGGTTGTATATGTAACCTCTGGTACTGTTGAATCTTGTCCGCTATTACCACTAGCATCAAAAACGATATTCCAATCATTTCCGTCCCATTCAACAATGTCATTTTCTTTAGCAATAAAGTCGCCTTTTGATCCTTTCCAAGCATCAGCACCATCTGTATTTTCAGTTGAGCCAATATCACCTAATAAAAGAATTCTTATTCCATTACCTCTTATATTAGTTGGATTAGTTTTAGTAGGATCTATAATATAATCTATTGTTCCTTTAGTTGCTAAAGGACCAACTAAAACTGTGTTTGTTGGTATAGTATCTTCGTCCCAATTAACTATTAATTGTGTTTCATCTAATGTGTTTAATGCAAACGTACCTACAACAGAAGTTGTAAATCCTGCTCTTTCAAGATAAATTTTACTTAAACTTGCTCTGTACATACCAGGTTCTGATTCAAGAACTTCACGCCAATTAATTTCACCAGCAATACCGTTCTTACCTAATTGTACAACGTTACCCATTACAATAGCATCATATCCAGACGCAGTTGAAACAGTTAATGAAGCTGTAGATTTGCTTGACTTACCTGATCCTGATTTACCTGCTGTACTTGTATCTGAACCTTTAGCCAAGTTAGCATTAGTATCATCGTATGCTTGTAGTTCAGGCATACTGTCTTGTAAGTTAATAGTACCTTTGCTTTCGTCAAATATACTCATTACAACATTTGTAATAACACCTAGCTTTTTAACTTTAGCAGGTGGACTAATATAAATTGGTGTACTAAATCCTAATGTTGCAACATCAATATCTGATTCAGTTCCTACTGGAATACTTCTTGAACTAAAGTTAATGTTTTCTAAATTAACAACTGATAAAGAAGTCCAGTCTACATAGTTGTCAGTAGTTTGTATTTCTAAACTAGGGTTAAACAACATTAATATTTGTTCTAGTATTTGTAATTTTTGTTCTGTATTAGTTGTCCATATATCTGCTGTAACAGTTAAGTTATATGGTGTAGGCATCATACGTTCAACTGTATAATTTTTACCTTGTTCGTTTAAGTATTCGTTACCTGCTGTATCAAATGCACGTTCTCTAATATGTACTTTACCTGTATAACTTGGATCAGCAGTTCTAGTTCTGTCCATCTCCATACCTGCTACGTATACACCTATACGTGGAGCACTTGGAATTTTATTTTCTGAATTATCTCTAATGATGTGTCCAACTTGTCTTGTAATATCTCCATACATGACAGGAACTTTAACAAACTTACCTTTACCGTCAACATAAGAGAAGTTACTCAACAATCTAATTATTTGAGTAATATATCTTCTAATTTGTCCGTCGTAAAAATGTAACATTAATTATCCGCCTTAGGTTTAAGTGCTTTACTCAAAGGTTGTCTTTCTTTAACTTGTTCACCACCTATATCACTTGTAGTAGTGTTGTTAATAAATGTTCCTTTTTGTGTTTGTTTCGTATCAGTATTAGACATTGTAAGTCTAACTGAATCTTCCATTTTGGACCAACGTTGCCCATCAAATCTAAATAGTCTGTTTGGTAAAAAGTCTGTACGCAAAAAGTAATCTCCTTTTACTTGGTTTAAAGGAAAACTTGCACCATGTCCAAACGTTTCACCATTTGGTGCAATACCATCTCCTAACAAGTAACCTTGGTAACCTGATCTTTCAGGTGTTTGGTTTACTCTGTCAGCTAACAATCCGGCTGTACTTGCATCTAGTGTACTTGTATCAGTTGTAACTAATTCTGGTTTTCCAAACTTATCAACTTGTAATGTATAGAATGGTTTAGTATTGTAACCTGACTTAGGTGCGTCTGCTTCTGCTTGAGCAACAACGGCATCATTAATCTGCATTTCTTTTTCATAAGTTGAAAGCACATCACGTAATGTATTTGTACTTCCTTCTTCTGCAGGTAAATCAAGTATTTCTTTAAATTCTTGTGAGTCAACAATTTGTTTTAATTTAACTCTATATAAATGCGGATACCAACTCTGTGAAAATCCTTCCGCCGCTCTGTTTACATCTTCAACTACATAAAAACGTTTTAGTGCTACTTGATAATCGTTAAGTGCGTGTTCATCTTTTAAGTGTGGTAGCTCTATAACGTCACCTGGCATAATTTTACGACCTAATGTTTTAACACTATAATTAATAGGTATTGTCATAAACAATGTGTCGTTCTGTAAAAACAGACCAAATTGACTCATATCAAAGTCAATATCAGCAATATTGTAAATACCACGTATTACGTAAATGTCAGGATCATACTTTCTATCCCTATTTTCAAGGAATAACATATCCTGAATATTTGTCTCTTTAACGGCATCGTAACGAGGCTTGTCCTGAGTAGCATCTGCTTCTTCAGGGTTTACAGGCCCTAGATACTTGTGAACAAACACATCAGTACCACCAACAGTGAACATTTCCGTGATGGTTTTATCTAGGAATTCGTAGTCTTTGCCCTTTTCGGGTTTGTATAAACTGAGTCTTGGCATAACGTTAGTATTTATCGAACGTATAAATACATATGGAGAAGACGATATGGCGGATTTGAAAAGTATGAAACAAGAAGTATTCGATTACATCAACCTAAGTTTAGGTGGTGGAATGGTGGATGTAGAGCTTGATCCAGAGCACTACGAGATGGCATTAAAGAAATCATTGGCTAAATTCAGACAAAGATCTGACAATTCAGTCGAAGAATCTTATATGTTTTTACCTACTGTAATTGATCAAAATACATATATCCTACCAGAGGAAACAATAGAAGTTAGAAAAATATTCAGACGTTCAATTGGTTCTAGATCAGGTGGGGGAGATGGTGGTACTTTATTTGAACCGTTCAATATGGCTTACACTAATACCTATCTTTTAGCAAGTACTAATATGGGTGGATTAGCAACTTACAATATGTTCACACAATATCAAGAACTTGTTGGAAGAATGTTTGGTAGCTTTATTGAGTTTAAATGGAATACTACTAACAAAGAACTTGTAATATTACAACGCCCTAGAGCAGAAGAAGAACTATTATTATATTGTTACAATTATCGTCCAGATTCAGAGTTATTAAAAGACTACCTAGCCACACAATGGATTAAAGACTTTGCACTCGCTACTTGTAAGTATGCACTAGGTGAAGCTAGAAGCAAGTTTGCCACTATTGCTGGTCCACAAGGAGGATCAACACTTAACGGTGACGCACTCAAAAATGAAGCAGTTGCTGAAATGGAAAAACTTGAAGAAGAACTTAAACTACAAGTTGCAGGTGGTATAGGTTACGGTTTCACAATTGGCTAATAACTACTTGACTTTCATCTAAATAGATAATACAATATTAATAATAACACTAACGAAAGGAACGTTGTTCTGATGAATAAAACGTGTTTAATAGCAATCGTAACTATGTTTATGTTGAGTGCTTGTAGCATTCCAAAGAATCCAAGTATTAGCTTTGGTAAAAAATGTCAAGTAGGCAAAGGACAAATTACGTACTCATATGTTTGGATGTATGACAAAGAAGAAGGTCTAAATGCAAACGAAAAAGACTGTGAACTTATTGAGCCTAAGGACTAATAAATTATGATCATAGGAATTTGTGGATTAATTGGATCGGGTAAAGACACTATTGCCGATTATTTGATTAAAGAGCAGAATTTCCAGAAGATCAGCTTTGCTGATAAACTTAAAGATAGTGTATCCGTTATGTTTGATTGGGATCGTGAGCTACTAGATGGCAAAACCGAGAAAAGTAGAGCATGGCGTGAAGAAGTAGATCAGTATTGGACAGCAGAAACCGGAGAAACCATTACACCTAGACTAGTATTGCAGTTATTTGGTACAGAGTGTATGCGTGATGGTTTTTACGATGGAATATGGGTTAGCTTAACTAAAAAGACAATACTAGATAATCCAGACAAAAACTTTGTTATTCCAGATGTTAGATTTCCTAACGAAGCTAAAATGATATATGGCATTAAAGGCCAAGTATGGAGAGTAGTGCGTGGGGAAGATCCTAAATGGTTTATTGATTATAGGGACTATGGTACAGAGCCTAAAGAAGTACACCCTTCAGAATGGGCTTGGGCTAAGACTAAATTTACCCACGTTATTGATAACAACAAGACAATAGCTGATCTTAGAAGTCAGGTACAAGATCTCCTTGTTTCCATTTAAAGCCCTCTTTATATAATATTTTACTACAATTAGCACATATAGTTTTTAGGTTACTAAACCTTACGTTGTTCATATCTGCATCAACATAGTATACTGAAAACTGTTCTTTGTGCTTACTCTTGTATCCACACTTGTCGCAAGTATTCTTTTGCTCATACCCTGCTTGTTTCCACTTAGGTGGACTATATCTAACTTTGCCATATCTGGTACAAGCCTCACACTTACTACGATAGAAGGGTTTACCCTTTTTATAGTAATTAACAGCGACAGGTCTTTGCCCACAAGCACATAAAGGTCTCATATATCTATTTATCTGCCCTTTTAGACCCCTTTTTCGTACGTGTTATAGCATACATTTATTGGATTATGACTAAATAATAGTAATAGACATTATGCTAACAGGAGAAACAAAATGGCTTTAGTATCACCAGGAGTACAGGTTTCCGTAATAGACGAAAGTTTTTACACGCCGGCGGAACCAGGTACAGTACCAATGATTTTTGTTGTATCTGCTCAAGATAAAAAGAACGCATCAGGAACAGGAACAGCAACGGCAACAACAAGTGCAAATGCGGAGAAACCGTATTTAATAACTTCACAAAGAGAATTAGTAGAGATGTTTGGAGATCCAACATTCTACACTGACTCAAACAACAATGCTTTACACGGCAACGAACTAAACGAATACGGTCTACAAGCGGCTTATTCTTATTTAGGCGTGGCAAACAGAGCATACGTAACAAGAGCAAATTTAAACACTACAGAGCTAACTGCAACTGCAACGGCTCCAGCGGCAAATCCAGCAGACGGAACTTACTGGTTTGATACTGCTAATAGTGTATTCGGAATATTTGAGTGGAATAGTGCGGCGGCTTCGACTACTGGTGGTCAGAGTTTTACGAACAAGATTCCAACTGTAATTACAGACTCAAGCAAAGTAACAGGCGGAGCACCTAAAACTTCTGTTGGCGCAGTAGGTGACTATGCCGTAGTTGCTACAACAACTTTAAATAAAGTATACTACAAAAACTCAGCAGGTGCTTGGGTACAAGTAGGTTCAAGTGCATGGATCCAATCATGGGCAACTGTAACAGGAACTGAAAGTAATCCAACTGTTGGAGCGGCGAACTCAATGAGTATTAACGGTTCGGCTGTAACAGCAGGTGGTACAGGCTTATCAGATGTAGTAACAGCTATTGCTGGTGCGGGTATTGCCGGTATTACTTCAGCAGTTGTTGATGGTAAATTAGAAATTTATTCAACAGGCGCAGATGTAGTGTTAGCACTTAACGGTTCTACACTATTAACAGAAATAGGTTTAACAGCAGGTACTTACAAAGCACCAGCTTTAACTATTGCTCCACACACATCAGTTCCAGAATACAAGTCAACTGACACAGCACCAAAACCAACTGGTTCACTTTGGGTTAAAACTACAACTCCAAACTTAGGTGCTAACTGGAAAGTTAAAAAGTGGAACGCAACTACTAAATTATGGGAAACTGTAACAGCACCAATTTACGAAACTAACCAAGCGGCATTATACGGTCTAGATAAAACAGGCGGTGGTGCAAACTTGGCAGTAGGTGCATTATACATTAACTACAATAACGCAGAAGATACTATCGTAGGTGACTTTAAAATTCACAGACGTGTAGCAACAGGTAATACTTCAATTACTTCAAGCATTATTGCGGCACAATGTACAGCAGGAACTTATGCGTTTAATATGCAAGAAACTATTGTTAACTCAGCTACATTAAGCTCAGCAAAAACAATAAGTGTAACAACTACTGCGGCATCAAGTGATGCTGATGTAATTGCAGGTGCTATTAATAGTGCAGGCTTTACTAACATAGTTGCAGAAGTAGACGCAAGTAACAGAATAGTTATTTCACACAATGACGGTGGTGACTTTAGAATTAAAGACACAGGTGGTATTTTAGGACTAGCTGGATACTCTGCATACGTAGATGCTAATTCAGGAACTCCAAACTTATACACAGCACCAACAGGTGATAGTGCAATGGACTTTGTTGCAAGTAACTGGCAGGTATTAACTTATACTGCAAGTGCAACAGCAGTAACGGCTTTAACAACTGACAAAACTTTATGGTACAGTTCAGTTGTAGATGAAGTTGATATGATGATACACAATGGAACTACTTGGGTTGGTTACCAAGACTCAACTGCTCCATATTATCAAGCTTCTGCAAGTG